ACCGCCGCAGCCGAAGCAACAATGGCAGCGCCCCATTTTCCGACAGTACCTATTCCTCGTGAAAGTTTTTGTGAAAAGCTTTCCGCTTTTTCTTCGCTTTGATGTATAGACTTATTTGCTTTTTCATTATCAACTAAAATCGTTCCGAATAACTTAAATAATTCCATACTTTATCTACCACCATATTTTTTTAAAATCTCTTCTTTTTCTTCTTGTGTCGATTTTCTATAAGGTTTTGAAGCTTTAACATAATCATTAAAGTTAATTTCAAACCTCGCACTATCATGTAACCATTGTTGATACATTCTATCTTTTCTATCATTTTCAATGGCTTTCGCTATCAATTTAAAACCTTGATTTGCTTCTAAATTCATCACATATTCAATATTTGAATATCTGCATAAAAGTAAATCGAGCAAACCCTCGATTTTTAAGAGTTTGCTCGCTTGATAAAATTTACTATAGTTTTGAAATCAAAACATTCTTGCATATTTTCGATTAAAGTTGTGATTTCCAACTCGCCTACTTCTTTTGCCGTTATTTCAAAAGGTTCTGCTAAAACATCATAAATCATATTTTGCGCTTCTTTGGTTGTGGCTTTTGACAATATATCAAAAATGAATGTAAAGCCGATTTTTTCAACGTCCTCTTCTCCTTGTTGTGCATTAAATAAATCTTCTTTTAAATCTAATTCGTTAATCAATCTTGCAAAATTGAATAAATCATTTGTATTTGCTTTTCTCATTATTTAATCTCCTTTTTTTGCTAAAAGTGGTACACCTGCTGTTTTATATTTAATTTCCCAATTTTCTTCAAGTTGGTTTTCTGCTTCGGGGTCATAAGTTGATGAAAACGTGACCTTATCGACAATTTCATCTTTATCTTTAAATTCTAATGATAGATTATCTAAATTGATTGCATTTTTAATTGAAACGATAAACTCTCTTCCATCTTTTGTTTCTCCTTCAAAAGAAACATCATGATAGTCTGTTTTATCATCAATAACACCTGTACCCGTGATTTTTGTATATCCTTGTTCAGTTTTGGTATCAACCTTAACTGCGGGGTGTAGTTTTTCGAATGATGTCAATAATTCTAAATGGTTAATTTCAATCGTTGCAGTTGCGCCCTCTCTATGAACACGTCCTTTAACCGTTCCTCTATCGCCGTCAGCTTCAATAACACGGTTGTCATATTCTACGTTGAAAGTACCGCCATCACGGGTCAAACCGATTGCTTCGCCATCAACTTTAAAAACTCCTCGACCAAATACAATATTTGTACTTTTTTCGCCTTTCATTTTTTTAGTCCTCCTCATAAGTACGAACTTCATACGTCAAAGTTCTTCTATATATATTTTTTTCATCTGCGTTATACCTATTTTCTAAAAAGAATGTGGCATAACTTTCTTGTTTGATAGATTGATAATTCAATAAACCCTCTATTTCGTCCGCTAATTCATCGACTTTTATTGTTGACTTACCCCATATGTCAATATCGAGTATATACGTTCGTTGCCCCTCTTGAAGTATGCAGCTAAGGTATTGATAATTTATTTTATAATCAAACATATCAAATGAACCTGTATTGTTGCCATGAAATGCATTATATTCAGTGAATATATTTGACAATAGTTTTCTTAATTCATTACTCTTCATATTCTTTCTCACTAACCGTATTGATTGACGGATTGTCCTTATTTAATTCGCTTAAATACTTACTCTCGATTTCAATAATTTTTGGAATATTGTCCATGACAGCATGACGCAAAAGTCCTAGCTTTTCTTGTCCTGTTTCCATATCCCCTAATTCTTGTGGTATACCTGATTCACCTATAACTTTCCCTTTCCAACTCTTAGCAATCCCAACTTGTAAATGAGGGTCTTTTGCAAACACTTTAAAACCCGCACCTCTTGAAACTGCACCATTGATTTTTTTAAAATGTGAATAGAATGAAATTCTAAATTGTTTCGCAACAAAGCGCCCAACATCACGCAAAGCTCCACGTATTAGCTCATTCAAGGTGTACTCAACCGCATTTACATTTGATGTAAATTTAACATTTCCGTCTTTCGATACTCTTGTAACTGTTTTAGGTACTGACATTTTCAACACCCCTTTGCAACGTTAATTCTATAGCATCATTACCGTTTTCATACTCACGAATAATTGTATATTCAATCAATTCATTAGTAATTGAGTGCCTAACTTTACATACTCTTTTTATAGCGTTTTTCATGTATTCGTAATATTCATAGATATTCATTGAAACGATTTTTTCAGCTTTTAACCCCGTCTGCATGGCTTGATAATATTCACTGTTTCTGACTGACTTTTCAAAACAAAATAAAGAAGTATCGGAATATTCAAGAGTTCGTTCTTTTTCTCCTAACTCATTTTCTTTCAATACTTCTTTACCTAAATATATTTCAGTGTACATTGTAATTCATATCAAGGGCTAAAGCGGTCTTTAAGTCCTTATAAACCTTTTCCCACTTTTCGCCCTGTCCTTGAAAGTTTAATTGCCATTTGCAATAGCAAATCACAACATTCACTGCACTATCATCGTCAACAGTAATTCTTCCTTTATAAATGCCACTTAATGCAAGATTATTTTTGCAAGCTTCAATATACATTTTAATTTCATCATCAAACAAGTTATTTTTATACCGTAGTGCTAGTTTTACCTTTTCTAGCATTTACACACACCTACTTTCTAGGAACTTGCTTTTACTAATTTAACAAACGCTTCCTCAATAGCTGGCTTACCGTCAAAGTTAGCAACACCTAAATACTTGTAAGAGTTTGTGTTGATGTCATAAGCAGTTTTAACGTTAATTGCTTCATTTAAGTTTGCTACATACTTTTTCATATTTCCGAGAATTGCTTCACTTTTTGCAATGCTATCAGTCAACTCAACTTTGATACCTAGCAAGTAATATCCACCGTTTGTTTGAACAACTAAATCATTTTTTGATTTGTCTTGCAATGGTAAGAACTCACTGAATAATGTTTGACGATTCATGTACCATTTTGCACCTCTCGCATATTCTGTTTTCAATAAACCTACTAAATCATAAATATTCTGCGCTGTCGGTGTACTTGCTTTTGCTACAGAAATTGAGTTTTTGGCATTCCATGTAATTTTATCTACACCTTTTGCCTGTGATGAACCTGTACCGTTAAACACTAATGCCTCAATTTTCATTGCGATTGCTTCGGCTAACTGTGAAACTAGCCATGCTTCAAATGCCGGAATAGTCATTGTTTTTACTGACGCACTAATCTGTACAAGCTTCGTGATTTCATATGTTGAAAGTTCTACCTCAACTAATGTATCGGTTGACGCTGTGATGGTTGCATTTTCGGTATGCATATCCGCACTTGTAACAGTTCCCTCGATTGCAAATTTAACAGCACCGTTTACATTCAACAATGTAATATCATTTAATACTGGTGCGTATTCCTTTGCTTTCGTTAAAATGTTGTCTTGTAATTCTGTTGGGATTACTTGTTCAACACCGCTTAGTGCAATCGCTCCACGTTCTTCAACAGTCAATTCTTTTCCCATTAAATTTTTAATAAATGCACTTCTATACTCTTCGCTTGATAAATAGTTATCTTTTGTCAATTCCATTTTTCTTTCTTCTCCTTTTGGTTTTTCAATAGTTCTTGTTTCCACTTTGCCTGTTGCAATTTTTGCTCTTAACTCTTTCTTTTTGTCTGCTTCCGTTTTTAAAATTTTCTTTCTTTCCTCTAAAGCGTCCACTTCTGCCGTGAGTTCATCAATGTTTTCACACTCATCTAAATTTAATGAGCGGATTTCATTCATTCGTTTTTCAACATCATCAATTGAAATTGTTTTAATTTCTTCCAAATTCATTTTCTTATACCTCCATCATTTTAATTTTTAACTTCAATTTCGCACGTTTAAGTCGCTCCGCTTTTAACTCGGCAATCACTCCGTCGCCGAATTTCCGTGCGCTAATTGAGGTCATATCATTAGCGGGTATTGATACCGCACTAACGTCAAATAGTTTGCTAATCTTGGTAATTGTTCTAGTAATGGTTTCATAATTGTTTTCATAATCTTCTACACTTGTTCTTGTATCTTCTGCAACAATGAAGCCAAAACTCATTTTATCGGTATATCCACCTTTGATTTCTTGATAAAGTCTTTTACCTTCATCAGTTCCACCAAGATTTGCCCTAATAAAAAGACCCCTATTATCAACCGATAATTCAAGGGTCTTATTTCGTGTCCTTGCGAACACTCTACCGTTATGGTCATATTGGAATATGACATCACTCATATCACATTCATCAAATGCAGTCGGCGCAACCTGTTCTTGTACTGCATAATATTTACCACGATATAATTCGTATGGTTGATTAAATGTAGTTGCATAACCCTCAACAACAAATTCTTCATCATTGGTATTTCTGATTTCCATTGTCATTGAGCGATATTCTCTGCCGTCATCTATTTTCTTCTGTATCTTGTTATTCATCTTCTCCACTTCCTTTCTCAAAAGGTTCTTGTTCAATCGGTTCATCAAGTTTTGTAATCTCTGCATATTCCTTGCGAATATAATGTTTTTCGCCACCATCATAATGTGGCAAGTTCCATACATCACACACCGTATTACCATTAATAATTCCACGGTCGAACATTTGACTAGAAAAGTTTAACTTAGCTTCATTGCTCATATATTGCATACGGTTCGTAGTGAAATATACATAGTTATTAGCCATAATTTGTGATGGTTTATAAATTAAACCCGTTACTGCTTCGCTTAACTTAATTAATATAGGCTCGATTACTCCCTCATAATATGAGTTCCATTCATAATCACTTTCAAACTTGTGTTGTATTACATTAGTGCTGACACCAAAATAATTTTTTATATTTTCATCAATTAAGCATTGTTGCTTTTCGTCCAAGTATATTGGTTTACTTTCAACTTGCTTGATGTCTTTGTACCTGCTGTCATAAATCATCATTTGCTTGTTGTCCGCACCAAAATTTACATCACTAAATAATTTACGTTCATTTTCGAAGTGTTTTTGACTTATTAGTTGCTCGTTTAATTGACCCATGAACCTTATTGAACCGCTTTGCTTTAAAGCGTTTGTAATGCTTTGATTTTGAGCATGAATAACTTCTAGTGTTTGGTTTAATGCACTGTTGGTATCTCCGAACAAATCATTTTTGTATTGCATTCTTTTTAAATGTCCAACCCTTGAATATTCGATAACACCTTTTTCGCCTGTTGGAAATGAATACTCCAAATAAAGCTCTCCGTTATATTCCTTTGCTTCTGCCTGTGTATAAGCAATAGGGAATAAACCTATTACCCTTTCATATTCATCAAGAATAGGAATAATGAAAGCATTATTGTCGCACAAATAATTTGTTACAACTCTTTCAATGAATTGTGATGTTGTCATAAATGGGTTAGGTCTATGTTTCAACATATATTCTAGTTTTGCATTATGCTTTGCTAGTTCGGGTATTGACTTACCACAATCAGTTGCTATCGTATTGATAACCGCTTTTGTTTGTAGCATTTCATATAACCCACCACGATAATTAGTGTATATTGGTGTATATCCATCTAACATTTTAAAATAACCTTTTGTTTGTGTGATTGGTTTCTTAAATAGTAAATTAAATAACCCCATGTTATCCCTCCTCTCTATTTTGAATAATAAATTTTATTTCGCTGTAATATTTTGATTTCACAGTTAATGCGTCAATGATTGATACAAAGCCATCTATATGGTCGCTCGCTTTCATTTTGACAGGCTTAAACTTTTGATTGTCTGTTTCATATTTCAACGCTACATTCAATAAATGAGATTTTAAAAGGTTATTCTTACCTACATGAATAGTTCCATCTTTTAATTTTCCCTCAAACTCACGGATAATAGGTGCTAAGTTCCACCCTTGATTTACATCGTCCATACGATAGCCTTTGTTTGACATTTCATCAACTAAATACTGTGCGCTGTAACGGTCATATCCTACTCTACAAGAGTATATTTGGTATTCATACCTTAACATATCAAACCATGCTTTAACGTCCTTATAATCAACGTAATTCTCGCCACTAAGCGTTAAATATCCTTGTTTAACATAAATATCATAAGGCACTTTGTCTAAGTCTATAAGCTCTTGTAATTTGTTTTTTGGCATAAAGAATTGACTGAATACATATTCCTCACTATCTTTTTCAATGACTATACTTGCACAAGTCAAGTCCGTTGTTTGTGATAAGTCAATACCACCAACACAATAAGAACCTTTGAAGTCATTAAGCGTATAATCTTTCTTTCCTGCTTTATCAACAAGCTCATAAGTTAGCCATGCTTGACTTGAATTTTGTTTTAAGTTGCAATACTTTGTTATGAACTCCGCTCGCTTAGATAGCGAACCCTTTGCTATGCGTATTTCTTCTTGTAAGTATTCTCTAGTTACCGAAACACCAAGATTAGGGTTAGACTTCTCAAGTTCGTCCATACAATCCCATAACTCAATATCATCAATCATATATAAAAAAGGCAGTAATTGAGTTTCCTCACTACTACCGTTTAAGAACGATGTTGAACGCAACATCAATTCATCATATATACTATCATTTACATATCCCGCAGTTGATATATTAAGAATAAGTGGTTGTGTTCTACTTCCTAAAGCTGATTTCATAACCTCATACATTCTCAATCCGTTCTGCCCACTCCACGCTGCTATTTCATCACATACAACGCAATGAGGGTTAAGTCCATCACTTTTTTTATCACTAAAAGCCAATGGTTTTACAACTGTATTAGATACATCAATATAAATATCAGTCCTTCGCTTTTTACATATACATAATAACTCTTGTTCTCTGCTTATCGTTTGATAAAAGTTATCAAACACTATATTTGCTTGTTCAAGTTTAGGTGCTAGACAATAAATTTCTGCACCGTATTCTTTATCAATAAACGTCATACAAGCCATAATTGCACTTGCAAATAATGATTTACCGTTCTTACGCGATACAATCAATATAACTTCCCTAAATTGTCGCTTGCCGTCCTTATTAACAATTCCAAAGATTGCGCATACAATCGCTTTTTGCCATAGTTCAAGTTTAAGTAAATCCCTTCTCCCTTTGCTATGATGTATAAATGTTTCGATAAATCTAACCGCTTTTTCAGCTTTTACATCATCATATAAATATTTCTTTTCTTCTACTCCTTTAACCAGTATTTCAAATATTTTCTTAATCCATTTCCCTACGTTCACTTTCCCCTTATCAATTAACTTGTAATATTGATAAAGATAGGATTTCTTAAATTTATTCAAAATAAAAAATCGTCCAACTTAGATTTATTTTTTGAATTAGGTACTAGGTCAAGAAGTTGTTTTGTTATACTGGTTATGTTTTTTTGATAAGCAATTACCGTTTTCACATCGGGGTTATCTTTAACCCCACTTTGCCCACCGCCATTGTTATATTTAACGATAGTTCCGTATTTATCAACTTTTGATTTCAATTCATCAACCGATACATTTAACCACGCTAAATCGTTTATTTGATGAGTTACAAATTCTAATTTGTTTTCATCAATATCTTTAAATATTTCCAATAATCTTTTTTTCTCTTTTAAAACTGCTTTTTCTTTCTGTGATTTGTCGATGGTTACACCCCCTTATAAAATTTTTGTAGTTAAAATTAAAGA